GAAACACTGATAGACTCCTTAAAATTGGCTACTCTAAAGTACACAGACGTCTTGTACAAGCAAGGACAAGTACGTTGGTACAAAAGGCCCACAGCAGATAAAACTTATGTATTAGCACTTGATCCTGCGGCTGGTACTGGAGGAGATAATGCCGCAATACAAGTAATTGAATTACCTACAATGACACAGGTTGCAGAATGGTGTCACAATAAGACTCCTGTAGAAGGTCAAATAAGAGTTATGAGAGAAATTTTAAAAGAGATTGACCAATATGGAGCAAAAGAAATATATTGGACAGTTGAGAACAACAGTATTGGTGAAGCCGCTCTTGTAGTTATAAGAGATACTGGAGAAGAAAACTTTCCAGGAAACTTTTTACATGATCCTATTAAAGTTCAAGGGAAAAGAGGCAGAAAAGGTTTCCACACAAGTTCAAAAAGTAAATTGGACGGCTGTATTACATTAAAAAGATTTATAGAACAAGATAAAATTAAACTTTTCTCTGATGCATGTATTAGAGAATTAAAAACTTTTGTTGCTAGAGGAAATAGTTTTTCAGCACAACCAGGAGAAACTGATGACTTGGTTATGAGTTTGGTTATTTGTTGTAGAATGATAACATATATTGCAAGTTTTGAAGATGATATCTTTGAAGTTGTTAATCAAAACATAGGCGGTGATAACAAATATGACGATGACAAGCCTATAGACGAGTATGACGAACCTATGCCAATTGGACTACTTTAGATAAATACAAGTATGGCAATCAGTATAAAAACAGTAGCAGACAAAACATATAATCTTTTAAAAGGTTATGGTTTCCAAATAGATACTTTTAATAAAGTAGGAGAAGTAGTTGGCGATCCTGCAGATGCAATTAGATTTTTTGTAGAAGATCCAAACTTGTTAGTTACTCTTAATGTACCTGATGAAGAAATAAGATTAAGTATTAGTAAAAATACTGAAGAAACTGATAAACTAAGAAAACAATTAGAAAATCTAAGTAAAGACTATTTGATGAATTTAGATTTTAGAGTATTTGGGAGAACATTAAAACCAAGTAGCGAATCAACAGACGTAGCAAAAGAGACCAACATGAAAGAAGAAGCAATTAAAGAAGCAAGTTTAGGTCCTGTACAAGGATCATTAAAAACAAGTTATCAACCATTGGATAATGTAAAACTAATTGTAAAACATTCTAAACCTGTAAACGAAGAAATACGTGGTGCTAGAAGTAGAAACATTAGCAAAATTTTTATTCAAGCAAATGAAGAACGTTTTTATTTCCCTAGTAAAAATTTACAAGGTGCAAGGGCAATGGCAAGACACATATACAATGGTGGTGTAATGCATGACTCAATTGGAGAAAGCATTGTACAAATGTGTAAAGACTTTGGCACACTTAAAGAATTTGTACGTTACGTCAATAAAAAAGGTTTAATTAATGAAGATAATCAAGAGTATGTAACACTTGCAAGACAACAAATGGATAACATAAGAACTACATTTAAAAGAGTTGCAGGAGTAAAAACATATAGTAAAGCAATTGAAAGTATAACAGATGAGTCGAATATAGATATCGTAACAGAAGTAAACTTGGAAGACCACTTTACAGAAACACACTTTGATGACAAAGTTGGTAATGCACATGAAACATTATCAAAACTTGTAAACAGAAAAAATGCATTTGAACAATATATTATGAATGCTATTGAAAACGAAAATTTTGCAAACGCAAAAGCACTTATACAAGAAGAACCAATTGAGTTTGAAAATGCACATCAAAGATTAGGTTATCAAGTTGGACAATTAAGTGGTTGTGTTAAAGACAGCAAGTTAGCAAACTACTTAGGTGGAATTGGAAACAAACTATCAACAGGCGGTCAATTAGACGCAATGGAGTATAGAGCAGTTAAGGCGTCTTTACTATCAGCACAGAGACCTCAGGAAAAAGTAATGAGAACTGAAATGTCCCTTGCAGAAAGCAGAGAATACCAATTATTCATAGAGAGTTTCGACGTAGAAATATAAATACTATTATAACAAGACAACGGTTAGTGTCGAAAGACATAAAAAGGTTGACAACATGGCACAAAGAATATAAACTTAGGCATTAGTAATACAGAAACACAAACAGTATTACAAACATGGCACATACATAGGAGAAATTATTATGGCATCTTTGGCAGAAATAAGGGCTAAATTGGCAAGCATGGAGAACAACAAAAGTTCTAGCCAATCATCAACAGGCGGAGACAACGCCATTTTCCCACATTGGAACATCGACGAAGGTACAAGTTGTACACTTAGATTCCTTCCTGATGAAGATCCTAACAACACGTTTTTCTGGGTAGAAAGACAAATGATTAGGTTATCATTTCCAGGTGTGAAAGGCGGTGACGCAAAACCTGTAACAGTACAAGTACCCTGTGCAGAAATGTACGGTGAAACTTGTCCAGTACTAACTGAGGTTCGTCCTTGGTTTAAAGACGCAAGTCTAGAAGACATGGGTCGTAAGTATTGGAAAAAAAGAAGTTACATTTTCCAAGGATTTGTAACTGAAAATCCGTTAAATGAAGAAACACCTGAAAATCCAATCAGACGTTTTGTCATTTCCCCACAAATCTTTAACATTATCAAATCAGCATTGATGGACCCAGACATGGAAAACATTCCTACTGATTATGTAAATGGTACAGACTTTAGGGTAACAAAAACAACCAAAGGACAGTATGCAGATTACTCTACTTCAAAATGGGCTCGTAAAGAACGTGGCTTAAATGAAGAAGAATTAGCGGCTATTGATTCTAATGGTTTGTATAACTTAAATGACTTTTTACCTAAAAAGCCTGGCGCAGAAGAACTACAAGCAATCGCTGAAATGTTCCAAGCATCGGTTGATGGTGAATTATACGATGTTGAGAGATGGGGTAACTTCTACAAGCCTTATGGCGTAGATGTTCCTAAAACTCAATCAACTACACCAGCGGCTCAACCTGCTCCAACAGTAACAACTGAACCTGTAGCAGAAGTTAAAGAGCCTGCACCAGCACCTGCTGAACCAAAAGCAGAAGAAAGTGCTCCTGTAGAACAACAAGCAAGTGGTGAAAAACCTAGTGCAGATGATATTTTAAACATGATCCGTAACAGGTCATAAGGAGATACATCATGCAGAAACCATTTGACTTAACAAAGTTTAGGACTGGTATCAGTAAATCTATTACTGGCATCAGTGCTGGCTTCCATGATCCGCAGGACTGGATATCAACTGGTAATCATACATTAAATTATCTTATCAGTGGAGACTTTAATAAAGGTATTCCACTAGGTAAGGTTAGTGTATTTGCCGGTGAATCTGGCTCAGGTAAAAGTTTTATCTGTGCTGGAAACTTAGTAAGAAACGCACAAGAACAAGGCTGTCAAGTTATTATATTCGACTCTGAAAATGCTCTTGATGAAGAATGGCTACACGCATTAAATGTTAGCACCGACCCCGATAAATTATTAAAATTTGGTGTGTCTATGATTGATGATGTAGCAAAAACATTAAGCACATTTATTAGTGACTATAAAGATAACTACGGTGACTTACCTTATGATGAACAACCTAAAGTGCTATTTGTAATAGATAGTTTAGGTATGTTACTATCGCCTACTGACGTTGACCAATTTAATAAAGGTGACTTAAAAGGTGATTTAGGTAGAAAACCTAAGGCTCTAACTGCTTTAGTTAGAAACACAGTTAATCAACTTGCACCACATCCTATCGGACTTGTTGCAACCAATCATACTTACGCATCGCAAGACATGTTTGATCCTGATGATAAAATATCAGGCGGACAAGGTTTTATATATGCTAGTAGTATTGTTGTCGCACTTAGAAAACTTAAACTTAAGGAAGATGAGGCAGGCAACAAAGTGTCTACAGTACAAGGCATTAGGGCGGCATGTAAAGTTATGAAAACTAGATACAGTAAACCTTTTGAAAGTGTTCAAGTAAAAATCCCATACGAAACAGGTATGGACCCATATAGTGGGCTCCTAGAAATGTTTGAATCCAAAGGTATTGTAGAAAAGGTTGGAAATAAACTTTCATATGTATCGCCAATTACAGGAGAAGAAATCAAAGAGTTCAGAAAAGGCTGGACTGGAGATAAACTTCAGGTAATTATCAATGAATTTGGACAAAATCCAAATGCTGATGTAAATGCTGATTATGAAAATGCATCTGACATCGATTCAATAGATGAAATGGAGGAGGTTTAGTAATGAACCCTGATTTACAATTACTAGTTAGTACTTGGGACACTCTGAAGAACTACATCGCTAAAAAAGACAGAGTCGAAGCCGCAGAACATTTAGTTCGCGTATTTGATGAAGAATGTGATATGGCCGGAGTGGAAGATGAAGCACATACTTTTGATTCTGCCTTAAAAGCCGCAGTGATTGGTCACTATGGTTTTGGCGAGGAAGATGAAGAAGAAGATGATTGGGATTACTAATGGCAGGTTGGTATAATTCAGTTGTAGAAGATTTAAGTAAGATAGTTCAATCTATTGAGCATTACGAAAATGAACTACAACAAGCCAAATACGAATGCAGTATAAAGGGTAGCCTGGAGAAATCCAGTGCCGCCCTACCTGGCATTACAGAACATCGATTTAACCAACTTCAAGAGATTGAAGCAATACTAGAACACTTAAATATTGAACTTCGTAAAGAGAGAAGCACGACGTTCAGAAAATATCTCGAATCCTATAACAGACAGTTAAGTAGTAGAGACGCAGAAAAATTCGTTGATAGTGAAGATAGTGTTATAAACCTAACACATCTTTGCAACCAATATGCTCTACTTAGAAAC